TAACGACCCAATCAATCTAGGAACTGACACTGTTGGAAATTATGTTTCTGATATTACTGCTGGTACTGGGATTGGAGTTACTCATACACCATCTGAAGGGTCGTCAGCAACTATCGCATTAGCAAACACGGCTGTAACTGCTGCCTCATATACCAATGCTTCAATTACAGTTGATGCTCAAGGACGATTGACCACAGCCTCTAGTGGCACATCTCCAGTCACAACGGTTACTGGGACATCCCCAGTCGTTTCTAGTGGTGGTACTACGCCAGCGGTCAGCCTTTCGGCCAACTACGGAGACACACTAAATCCATACGCTTCCAAGACTGCAAACTATGTTTTAGCGGCTCCCAATGGGGTTGCTGGAGTTCCTACATTCAGAGCAATTGTTGCGGCTGATATCCCTACGCTCAACCAAAACACAACAGGTAATGCTGCTACTGCTACTGCTGCTACTGCTGCTGCTACTGCTACCAATGTTGCTTATACTGGGTTAACAGGAACTGTTCCTACCTGGAACCAAAACACAACTGGAACTGCTGCGAACGCTACTCTTGCCGCGAACTCTAGTCTTCTAAATGGCGTTGTCTCTACAACAGCAAGCACAGCCAACACAATCGCCAAGCGTGACAGTAATGGATATTTGAATGTTGGAGGACTAACTTCTGATGTATTTGTGTTTAGTGGTTTTTTTGAGGCTTCTGATGTCAATGCACAGTTTTACAGTTCTACTACCTTCACCTATATTGGTAATAACTGTGCCCGTGTTACTAATGTTAATACTGTTTACGACCAAGTAGTTTCAACTCGTGCCGTATATATTACCTCTGGCGGAACTCTGGGCACAACTGCTTCATCTCGTGTTTTCAAAGAAAACATTGTTGAATACCACGATGAAACAAACAAACTACTTACCCTCAATCCCGTAACTTTTGATTTCAAGGATGGTATTTTAGAAGAAGAAGAGGATAGGTTTGACCACTTTGGTCTTATTGCTGAGGATGTACACGATGCAGGTCTGACACATTTAGTGAGTTACAACGAAGAAGGAAATCCTAGAGCAGTAGATTACACTATGATATCTGTTGAGTTGCTTGGCATTGTAAAGAAACAGCAGACGGCTATTGACGATTTACTTGCCAGAGTCCAGGCATTAGAAACAATCTAGTAACAATTTACAAACCAAAACCAAGGAGAATAGTAATGTCCGATGTACAACTAGATGTCAATAAGATTATTGAATCTTTGACAGGCCAGATAGCAGCACAGGCGCAGCGTATTGCAATATTGGAAGCAACAATTGCAGCGATGCGTGAATTGTCGCTTGAAAACAATAGTTTGACAACCGAATAGCACTTATAATGTTGCTTACGGTGTAATATTAATGTAAACTAGGAGGCAAAATGGATTCGTTAAGGTTCCCAATTCAATACGATGAAACAGGTTTTGCTAAACTTGATGAAGGTAGCGATTCTTATTATAAGCAATTATTAAGTATTGCTGCCTTGACGGAACCCGGAGTATTGCGTCTAACCCCAGATTTTGGAGTTTTTGACCCGACATTTTTAATTTCAGACAAAGGACAATTCTTAATAAATGCTAGCAGATTTGTTCCAGAAGTTCAAATCCTGTCGGTTGTCAATGACCTTGACGTCAACGGGGAAAATGTAATTTCCTTTACCTTTAGAAGGCGTCAATAATGCCCGCAGATTATTCTCCATATATCGACCTAAGAATTCATGATGTTCAGCCAGTAGATGTCTACCTTGGCGCGATAGAACTTGCCCGTAGGACCATACCGGAATTTAATTTACGTCAAGGCACCCCAGAAGATGCATTATTTCAGGCTTTCGCATACATGTCATCTTTGTCTGTCGGAGCAATAAATAGACTTCCATCGCGACTCATGGAAGGAATAGCAGAAATTCTTGGCGTTAGTCGCTTCTATGGCGGAAGGGCGTCAGTCGTTGTTGAAATAATTTCCATGGATAATGATGGGGCCTATCTTCCTGCAGGAAGTATTTTTTCTTACTCTGAAATTATTGGCAGCGATAAATATCAATATACTTTTGAATTAGCGGAAGATGTAATTATTGATTCCGTAACTAGCGGAACTGCCTTGCCTGCAGTAGTTACTCTTTATTCTCAGGCTGTCGGCTTGCATCCAGTGATGGTTGCGGGCGAATCTCTCGTGCCTATCAACGTTAATGTCAACTTGGATTCCGTCAAGGTTTTAGAGGATGGACTTAGTACCACAGGTACCGTTGGTTCAATAACTGGGTCTGGGCCATGGGTTGCGACTATTACTAATATGACTTCTATGTCTGGTTTTGCTGTTGGTAGTTCACTGTCTGCAACAGCAGGAACGGGTACGCTACATGGTGGTTCACCAACTTCTGTTGTTGTTACTTCAATAGTTTCTTCTACTAGCCTGACTTATACAGTTACTGGCGGAACCACGCCAACGGCAGGCACCGTTACGAATATTATTAGCAGTAGCGAGAACCCTTTTATTAATGGAATCTCCCCAGAAACTGATTTGAATTATTTGAGCAGGACAACGACTCACTTGGCATCGTTGTCAGATGTTCTAATTACCGCCAACCAATTGCAATCATATATTGCCGCTTCATACTCCAATATTAGTAAATGTCGCGTATATGATAATACCGACTATAATACTTTAGCCAGTTTGGAAATCGGTGCATCCCTCGTACCCGGCTATGTCACGGCCTTCGTCTACGGGATAGGACAAAATTTATCTTTAAGTGAAAGAAATAGTATTACTTCTGAAATAATACTTAAAAGTATGTCTGGCCTTATTATAAACATTGAAAATTTCACAAGAGCCAAAGCGGCAATAGAGGTAACTGTTGTTTACGATTCCAAATTGGAAGAATTTGATATTGAATTACTGGTAAAAAGCATTATAGCCAATGCTTTAAGTCCAGAAAATTTTCCAACAAATGAAGAGCATCTAAGAACTAGTTATATTTCTGCTTTCTTGCTGGGCACTGACGGAATTATATCTGTGGGTGAAGTAGTCATCGATGGAATTGATGGAAATTCTGATACAAATGAGACAAATGGCGACCTCCCATTTATTTACAAAGGAACCCTTCCATTGGTTTCTAATGGATACAGTGCTACAGGTACCGTTGGTTCAATAACTGGTTCCGGGCCATGGGTTGCGACTATTACCAATATGACTTCTACTTCTGATTTCGCTGTTGGTAGTTCACTGTCTGCAACAGCAGGAACGGGTACGCTAAAAGGCGGTTCGCCAACCTCCGTCCTTGTCACTTCAATACTTTCTTCTACCAGTCTGACTTATACAGTTACTGGCGGAACCACGCCAACGGCAGGCACCGTTACAAATATTGACAATGACATAAGAGTGACATTAATTTCGAGGGCAACTTAATGGCTCGTACTGTATCTTTTCTTAGTAAAAATAATGAATGGTCATTTTTAAATGAAGAAGAAAAGGTCATTCCCTTAAATGGCTACACACATGATTGGACCATTACTGAAGGGTCTGCTCAGAGCGGCATAGTATCAGACAATAAACACATTTATTCACATTACGTGTATAAGGTGACGCCGACAAATAATAGCAGTATCAAAATAAAACTAGCAAATAATTCTGTTCCTCCGAATATTACGGAAAGTTCTGCGCTAGCAAATCTCAACACCAATCAAAGAATAAAATTCATTACAGACGCACCATTGTCTGGATACACATATAATGATGGTGTTATTACTTCTTCAAGTAACGAATTTTTAACAATTGCTGGTGACACTTTGACTCATGGGGCCAGTATTGCGATTACTGGCACTGAACGTAATGATGCCACATATACCGCTACTGGCCATAACTTCGATATAGGAGACTTTGTCACCATTACTGGCGTAGCGCCGGATGTATACGCTGTTGTTAATAAGGAAGTTATTGCTACTTCTGCAAGCACTTTTACTGTTGGGGACATGCCGTCTGACATTGGTACTGCAACACCTTCCATCAAGGTGTCGAGCGAGCAACAAGCATATGCCATTGGTGATACTGGTCCTGCGGGCGGGAAAATCTTCATTACCCCGTCAACTTCCGGCAACACTACAGGACTATATTTTGAGGCCGCCCCTGTTGCTACTGAAGTATCTAGAACTTGGGCTACGGGAGCAAATCAGTCAGCCGTCGCAACTGGTGCTGACGGCACGTTAATTGGTACTGGAGAAGCGAATACACTAGATATTGTCGCTCAGTCGGGTAACGTGACTGCAACTTCTGCCGCTGTATATTGCGATTCTTTGTCTTATGGTGGTTTTATTGACTGGTTCTTGCCGTCGAAAAATGAACTCAATCAGATGTATGATAATAAGACAACAATTGGTGGTTTTTCCTCTGTCGCCTATTGGAGTTCTTCCGAGAGTGCCGCTAGCACCGCATGGTCCCAGAATTTTAGCACGGGTACTCAGACCAGTGTCAGCAAGTCCACCGCATCTTACGTTCGTCCCGTACGGTCTTTTAGTGAACCCAATATACCTTCTCCGAATTATTCTTATGTAACTAGTGCCAGCATATCTAGTACTCAATTAACTTATACATCAGTAGACCATGGCCTAATTGTTGGCTCTATAGTCACTGTAGTTGGAGCGACAAATAATTTTTACAATGTCATCAAGAAAACAGTTACTGCCAAAACCGATAACACTTTTACTATAGTTTTTACCGGTGCTGACCCTGGCGTGCCATTGAGCCCTTCAATTTCAGCGACGGTAACAGGTGGGCCAGGGGCGGTCACTATTGTAAGTGCCGTTGCGCCGGGCACTGGCGCGACAAACTACATAACATCAGCGGCACACGGTTTTACAACGGGCGATACCGTTACTGTCACTGGGATAACTCCGAGTTCATACAATAATAGAGCAACTATCACTGTAGTCAATTCTACACAATTCTATTTTTCATCATTTGACGGTTCTGCTGGTGGCCCTTTCTCTACTGGTGGCACTTACTCTTCGGGAGGAACGGCCACTGGCACACCTACCACCATCACTGATGTTGGTCAAAATAATGTTACGTACATTACTCCGGGTCATAGATTTTCTGTCGGACAACTTGTTTCTATTTCTGAGACGTTCCCTAATGAATACAACGTTGTCAAAGCACCAATTATTAGAGTGACTAATACTAAATTTACCGTTGCTGGCATATCATCTAGCGTTTCACCAATGACTGTCCCTGGGGTAGCACAAGCAAGTGGTGACAAGGGTGCAAGAGTTCTTGTAAAAAGCGAGATAAATTCAAATGCAGAATACAATGGTATTTACACTGTGCTTGATGTAGGTGGACCAAGTAACAACTGGGTCCTAGAACGTACGGAGTCATACCCACTCGCATTTCATTGTATGACTCTTAGTGAAACACGAAATATTGAATCTCAAGTAAAAATATATGAAAGTGGTGCAAGTCTAGAAACAATTGCAAATATATTGCCGTTTTCTTATACGAGCAACGCTGGACGTTATGGTGCTGTCAGGTCCAATATTTTTGATTCATTTTCAGCATTATCTTCTTATAATATTGACATTGAAATAACTATTTCTAATCACATGGCTGAGCCATTCTATATAACTTTGCCGTTTTTATATAATTATTACGGATGGCTTTCTAATACCTATGTACAAAACGCTAAGAGCCAATATCTGCCTCATTTTTACTGGGAAATTGATTCTCAACAGGAACCTGATTATCCTTTCTACAAACTTCTTGATGTGCTGACATATAAAGCAGATGAAGTCATGCAATCATATACAGATTTTTTTGCATACGAACTTTCCGAACTTCCGGTGAGCGCGGATGGTACTGAAAATTTCGCAAATAGTACCCTAACTGGCCCATCGCATGTTTCTCTAGAGAACAGAAATTGGTTAGGTCAATTTACAGGGAGAGAACTTTTTTTAAAATTACCCCCCGAGGTAGCAGACGGGTCAGTAGATGTAGAAGAGTTTATCGAATGGCAGTTAGTCAACAGATATCTTGGATATAGGGCTGGTAGTACACAGTCCCTCATTAGTGCAGTCCAATTATGTTTATCTGGTGATAAAACCGTGTTGGTTACACCTAATGCCGAAAATGAAACGTTCAAAATAAAAATTTATACAAAAGTTGGTGAAACCCCAGACGAGTACGCCATTGGTGATACTGGCCCAGCGGGCGGAAAAGTATTTATTACCCCGTCAACCTCTGGTAATACTACAGGACTATATTTTGAGGCCGCCCCTGTTGCTACTGAAGTATCCCGAAGTTGGGCTACGGGAGCAAATCAGTCAGCCGTAGTAACTGGTGCTGACGGCACGATAATTGGTACTGGAGAAGCGAATACACTAGATATTGTCGCTCAGTCGGGCAATGTGACTGCAACTTCTGCCGCTGTATATTGTGACTCTTTATCTTATGGTGGTTTCATCGACTGGTTTTTGCCATCGAAAAATGAACTCAATCAGATGTATGTTAATAAGACAACAATTGGTGATTTTTCCTCTGTCGCCTATTGGAGTTCTTCCGAGAGTGCCGCTAGCACTGCATGGTCCCAGAATTTTAGCACGGGTACTCAGACCAGTGTCAGCAAGTCCACCGCATCTTACGTTCGTCCAGTGCGGTCTTTTGGTAGCACGACAGTTTTGGCACTTGCCGAATTGCAGCGTCCAATGGGATATATTTATCTACATGAAGAAATAATTACCATAAGTTTTGTATTAAACAATTATGCTGCCGGAATCCTTGATTTAGCCACACTCGGCGATGGCCCCTTAAGTTAATTAAAGAATAGTAGTAGGAGATAAAATGGCAATATTAGGTGCAGGACGTAAGACTTTTACTTCAGGAAGCGTTTTGAATGCTGCTGATGTTCAAGGGTACTTGATGGAGCAATCAGTCATGGTATTTACCGATACGGGTAACCGGAGTACCGAACTTGCCTCACCCGGCGATGGACAAGTATGTTATTTGACGGATACCAACGTTCTGCAAGTATACAAACCAAGTGCGGGTTGGGTAACAATTGGCCTACAACCAGATATTCGTGATGCACAAGTAATGACGTATATGCAGGTATTGTAGTATTTGTTAATCAAACAATTACTATAATTCGTGACCCGTTTATTTGACTTTATATAGATTCTGGATTCATCGTCATGTAGTAGAATTGACACAGGAGGTATCTATGTCAATTAAATTTATTAAAGATACTGTAGAACGTGCCGTTACCGCTTTCCTAGCCTCATATTTGGGTGCATGGGTCAATGCTGGCGCAGACTTTGACGGTCTGACTAACACGGACAGCCTGAAGACTGGCGTTGTTGCTGCCGGACTCATTGTTGCCGCATCATTCGGACTCAAAAAAGTCGGTTCCAACAAGGAATCTGGCTCTATTCTCTGATAGTCCTACCAGCGCATACTTCTCTCAACTACAATGTTGTAGGCATCAGAGGAGAGTAACCCATGCTTGCAGGAACATACAATATAACTTGTGAGCAGGGCTCGACGTTCAGTCGTATCATTACGGTGGAATACCCCGACCCCAATGACGCTAGTACAATGCTTCCGTATAACTTTACTGGTTTTACCGGCAGAATGCAGATACGACGGACAATTGAGTCAGCCACTGTCATGATTGAACTCACGACGGCAAATAGTGGCATCGTATATACCGCTTCAGCAACGGTGAATGCCGGTTCTTTCGTTGTAGGTACAAGATATGTCATTCTCAGTGCAGGTAATACATCCTTTACGGCGATTGGCGCTGCCAATAATACGGCTGGAACATCATTTGTAGCCACCGGAGTAGGGAGTGGAACGGGAACGGCCTATTCCCCAAGTGGACAACTGACCATCAATATGACGGCAGGACAGACCGCAGCACTTGAAACAAGCGGCGTATATGACCTGGAAATAATCAATTCAGCGAGCCAAGTCTCAAAACTCCTAAAAGGTGCCTTCACGCTTCTTCCTGAGGTTACCCGATGACTGGCATCCCCAATACGGTCAATATTCAGCAGGACACCCCGAATACTGTCAGCGTAAATCAAGAAGACCAGAATCTAGTCACTGTACAGACAATAGTTAATAACGTCACCGTGACCACGGGGTCTATTGCCTCTGGACCAACTAGACGACACGTACACACACAGGGGTCGGTGTCCTCTACATGGACCATTACTCATGCCTTAGGGGGCAATCCTAGTGTAATGGTTGTGGATTCTAGCAACACAGTTGTCTACGGTGAGATACAATATTTATCTAGCACTCAATTGCGAATTTTATTCAGCGCTGCATTCTCCGGATTTGCTTACCTAACCTAAGGAAACACTATGGCTCAGAAGTTTCTAACAAATATTGACCTCAATCAGAATCAAATTATTAACGCTACTTTTGAGGTACTAGCAACGGCTCCAAACAGTGGCAACTTTGAGGGCCGGATGTACTATAATAGTACAACTGACAGTATTCAGGTCTATGGTGATGGCGCATGGCGCAAAGTTGTTAACTCCATTTCTTCTGGTGGTGGCGCAGGCATTGCTGAAGCCCTCACGGTTTCTGAGTCAAATGGTACCGTAACCCTCACCCTCAATGCCGCTGACACAGATAGCGCTGGTTTGCTACCTGCCGCAATGTGGAACATGCTTACGGATGCAACCGATTCAGCCACTGCTTCCAAGTTGGTTAAAAGAGACGGAAACGGCAACGCTAAAGTTGCTACCCCGACAGACGATGCACATATCGCCACGAAGGGCTATGTTGATGCTGCCCGCTCAGGCCTAGATGTTAAAGCGTCGGTTCGTGTAGCGACTACTGCCGCTCTCACAATCGCTAGTCAACTTGAAAATGGCGACGTTGTTGATGGGATTACGCTTGCCACTGATGACCGCGTTCTTGTTAAGCACCAGTCAACCGCTTCCGAAAACGGTATTTACGTAGTTCAGAGTTCTGGTGCGGCTGTTCGCTCCGATGATGCCAATACTTCGGCAGAGGTTACGACAGGAATGTTCACCTTCGTCTCTGAAGGTACTGCGAATGCTGATACTGGATGGGTTCTTACAACAAATGACACCATTACCCTTGGCACAACGGGATTAACTTTTGTTCAGTTCTCTGGTGCTGGACAAATCACTGCTGGCGATGGTCTTACAAAAGACGGAAGTACACTCAACGTTAACGTCACTGCTAACAGAACAGCAATTACTTCAGATGCAATTGATATTGCGTCTACTTATGTAGGTCAGTCTTCAATCACGACCCTTGGAACTATTACTACTGGTATTTGGAACGGCACTGACATTGCTATCGCAGACGGTGGTACTGGTTCTTCGAATGCTGAAGACGCTCGCAGCGCTCTTGGTCTAGCCATCGGCTCCAATGTTCAAGCCTATGACGCAGAACTTGCTGCTCTTGCTGGTTTAACTTCAGCCGCTAATAAACTTCCATACTTTACTGGTTCTGGCACCGCCGCAGTCACTGACCTTTCAGCGCATGGCCGAGCAATCATTGATGACGCTGACGCTTCTGCATCTCGCACAACGCTTGGCTTAGTTATTGGAACAGATGTTCAGGCGTATAACTCAACACTCGGAGCGGTTGCTGGTGGAACATACACTGGCGATGACAGCATTACTACCCTTGGAACAATTGCTACTGGTACTTGGAATGGCACTGACATTGCCGTTGCAGACGGTGGTACTGGTGCCTCGAATGCGGCAGATGCCCGTGCGAACCTTGGTATTAAGACATCCGTTGGTACAGCAACAACTTCCACTCCTGCTCTTGCTCGTATTGCCAGCAAGGGATGCGCGGCTAGTGCTTCCGGTACTTCAACAACCACCGTTACTCATCTTTTTGGTACAAAGGATGTCATTGTTCAGATTTACGAAGTATCTAGTGGCTCGACTGTCAACGGTGATGTTACTCGTACCTCTATTGACGTCGTTACCGTGACACTTCTAGGAACAATTGAGGCAAACGACTACACAATCGTAGTAACAGGCTAAGAAATGCCCTGAGGGGCCCAGCATAAGAGACGACTGAGGTCATGGCTCAAAAATTTATAACACCAATCACGATTAAGCAGTTATCTTCTGCTGGCTCTGATGGTTTAACAATTTATGTAGACGCAGACTCTTATGCAAGACTTCAAATCCAAGGTGGCGGTCGACTCGTCTGGGGCGACGGTTCGAGTGCTGGCGATGTAAATCTCTATCGCGATGAAGCAAATGTCCTCAAAACTGACGACACCTTTAAGGTTCCAGTTTTATTCATTGATGGCATTGAGGTAGATACTTCTGGCGCTCAATCTGGTCAAGTTCTCCGTTTTGATGGTGCGAAGTTCGTTCCGTATACGGGTGGAGATGGAGCGACTGGACCTACGGGTGTTACGGGAGCAACCGGCCCTACGGGTGTAGCGGGAAGCACCGGAACTGCTGGCGCAACTGGACCAACAGGTATAACTGGCCCTACAGGAAACACTGGACCCACTGGTCCAACAGGAGTCGGAGCAACCGGTCCTACTGGCCCAGCAGGTGATGCGGGCGCTACAGGACCAACTGGCATTACAGGTGCCACGGGAACTGCCGGAAGCACAGGGACTACAGGTGCGACCGGGCCTACTGGTACAACTGGACCCACAGGCATTGCAGGTGATACTGGCGCAACAGGCGCTAGTGGTCCCACAGGCGTAACTGGCAACACGGGCGCTACAGGTCCTACGGGAGTAACAGGGACTACAGGTGCGACCGGCATAACGGGTGCCACTGGTATTACTGGCGCTACAGGCCCCACTGGTACTACTGGTGATGTAGGAGCGACAGGTACAACTGGTGCTACTGGAAACACTGGCGCCACAGGGCCGACGGGCATTACAGGGACGACTGGCACTACGGGTGCAACGGGCGCAACAGGACCTACTGGTACTACTGGAACTACTGGAGATACTGGGGCGACAGGACCTACGGGTGTCACGGGTGCTACTGGC